TGCACAGCCTAGCGCCACTCCAACACCTTTGACAATTGCAAACTTGTCGACTTATGCCAGCGTTTCTGCTTTGGCAATTTCTGGCAACTTAGTGCCTGTTGAAGCAATCCCTGCTTTTGGCCAAGATGATGCTGTGGCATCTTTCTCTATTGCTGGTTCACGCCAATCGGACAAGATTCCTGTGCAATCTGCTCCTACTAGCATGACCATCACAGCCGCTTGGAATCCTAGCGACACCGTGTTGTTGTTGCTTCGCGCTGATGCTTACAACGGTACGATTGACCGCACTTTTGTGATTTCTGCAACAGATGGCACAGGCATTGTTAACTACGCCTTCAATGGCCGCGTTAGCCAGTGGACTATTGACTCAGCCCCAGGCGCTGAAGCCAAAGTGACATTCAGCATCCATCCCCGTGGCAATCAATACGGCTGGTCTGCCAGCACCTAATCATGTCTCTTAAAGACTCGATTGCTTTATTGACTAGCACCTACTTGCCCTTTGACCTTGCGGTCAGGGGCATGGAGTTAGATGCAAAAGAAGTGGCTGATGCTTTGGCAAAGGCTACTCCTGATACAGAAGAATTCACAGTTCTTCAACACCTTGCTACATACTTTCCGTATGTACCAACCAAAAAATCAACAGAATAAAACATGACCACGACAATAAAAGACAGCAATGACCTTTTGGGTTTCCTAGTAAGCCAAGCCGAATCTCGAAAGGATTGGTTTGGCTTTTCTCAACAGAGAATGACTGCGGTTAACTTGGCGCACCAGATTGCCCAGAATCACGCAGACAAGATGACTCCCGAAGAAGTGGTGAACTACGCTATTCAAGTAAACCACTTGATTTTTCATAAGATTATTAAGGCGGGTTAAATCATGCAGGCATCTTTCAAAATTGAAGGTTTGAAAGATGTGCTTGCCGCATTTGAAGAATTGGCTCAAGACATTGGCGACAAAAAAGCCACAAGTAAAATCTTAGTGCCAGCCGCACGAGAGGCCATGCAACCTGTTTTATCACAAGCGGTTGCCAATGCACCGATGGACACGGGCGCATTAAGATTATCTCTACAGGTAGAAGCAAGACGACCCACTAGGCGCGACAGAAGGTCGAAATATATTACCGAAAAAGATTCAGTTATTGCGGTGGTGACCACAGCGCCTGGCAAGAAGTTAAAAGCCATGAGCGAGGGCAAAGGCTTAATAAGCAGCCGTAAAAAACTCAAGAAAATGGGCGTTGAAAATGCTGATGCTTTTATGGGAATCAAAAGCGATGCTCGCGCAATAGCACAAGAATTTGGCTCTGCTCACAATCCGGCACATCCGTATTTGAGGCCAGCAATGGAATCCCAAGCCCCTAACACCGCCAAAAGGCTTGGAGATATTATCGGTAGGCGGTTAAATCAATACAAGGCAAAACAGAAATGACGAAATTTAGTTCAGCATTTGGTGAAAAGTATCAGACAAATAAGAAGAACCTATTGGTTCGTTCATTTGAACTTGGCGGTCATACATTTAAGGTGCGTATTCCTTTGATGGCCGAATCGGATGAGATTTATACAAAAGTCACAAATCCAAATGACGAAACGATAGAAAAAATATATCAAGAATTAACAAAACCTTTGATGCAGTTTGAAAGCAACCAGACTGAGGAATTTAAGTTTGTTGAAAACGACATTTTGGTGGATGGTCGCTCAATGCGCGAAGCGGCCAAGAACAAGGCTATTACAGAGGCTCGCATAACAGAATTCTTTAAATTGCTTGTGCCTGAGTTAGAAGGTGCAAGCCTAGAAGATTTGACATATCAGGACATTGAGGATGAATTCCCTATGTCGGTACAGTTGCAAATCGTTGAAAAAATTGGTGAAGCAATTAGCCCAACATATAAGGAAAGTCGGGGAAACTAATTGGCTCGTTGAAAAGTCAATGTATAGCAGCAATGATTTTCAACGGGCATACAACCGAGACAATTTCTGAGTTAGATGATGTGACGATGGCCAATATTCAAACAATGTATGCGGATGGGTTGATTGGCAACTATGGATTGCTGACGCAACTGGCCACGCTGACAAACGGTGTTTTTAACTATATGAGGGCGGCTAATTCGCCTCCATATAAACTAGCAAATATACTTGGGAGTGCGTATGATTACATCTATCCACCGTTGCCTGAAAGTAGCAAAGAGGCGGCTGTTAACGATAGCCTTTTAATGTTTATGACGCAGGCTCAAGGGTTTGATAAGAAATTGTTTGAGGTAAAACATGGCTAATATGATTGCCCGCCTTGGCGTTGTTCTAGGCTTAGATTCAGCGGAGTTTAGCAAGGGCTTAGACGCGGCTGGAAAGAAACTAGAACAGTTCAGCCAATCTGCTGAAAAATACGGCAAGATTGCTGCAACCGCTTTGGTGGCCGCCAGTGCCGCGGCAATTAAATATGCTGATGATTTGGCAGACGTAGCAGAAGCCAATGAAGTCGCAATTGGTACAGTTTTGCAGTTATCCAATGCTTTGGCCAATTCTGGCGGCAAAGCAGATAACGCAGGCAAGATGCTGTCAGCGTTTGCAAAGTTTATTGACGAGGCGGCTGGTGGCTCAGATAAGGCTCAGAAGACTGCAATTGCTTTAGGCGTGTCTTTAAAGGATTTAGGCAAACTCTCCCAAGAGGAATTGCTTAATAAGTTGGTTGCCAATCTATCCAAAATTGAAGACCCAGTTACACGCAATGCCAAGGCGATGGAGATTTTCTCTAAAGCGGCCAAAGGCGTGGACATGGTTGGCTTTGCTGACAAGATGGCAGAAGCCAATCCGCTTATTGAGCAACAAGAAAAAGCAATTAAAGCCGCGGCTGATACTTATGATTTGTTGGCGCAAACCTCACGCGATGTGATGGTTGTATTGGCCACAGAGTTAGGTCCAATTCTAAAGTCAACCATTGAATATATGAAAACAATGAATGATTATGGAATATCACTTAGCGGTATTTTTAAAACTGTATTTCAAACAGTAACGGTTTTAGGTTCTGAAGTATTCTATTTTTTCAAAGCAATATTTGATGAAATTGGTCACACCTATACTAACGCCAAAACTTTAATAACTAAAGGCGTTGATGCTGCTATTGCAGAAAACGCTAGGTATAACGCATCGGTAAAATCGCAACGCGAAAATTTAGATTTTTATCAAGCGCAGGTAATGGGGATAAGTTACGGGCGTACCGGAAACGACCCAAGGCGCACAGATATTAAAAAGCCAAGCGCAGGCGGTGGTGGTGGCCGTATAGTTCAAGAATCTAAAGAAGCAGAAGCGGCTCGAAAAAGAGAGATGCAACTGTACGCGCAAGGTGCGGCTAATGCACAAAAGGCAGCGGAAGAAGATGCAAAGGCAAGAGCAGATTTCTTTAGTTCTTACGAAAAAGGAAATGGCGCAGTTGCAGAACGTCAAAGGTTGATGGGCATTGCACTAGAAAACGAAAAAGAATTGATGTTATTGGAAATGAATTCCAGCAATAAACGTCAAGAAGATTACGCGCTAGAGCGTGAGCAGATGTTGATTCGTCAACAACTTTCAAGAAATCTTGAAGAAATTGATGCTCGTAGAGATTTGACCGCAACAGCAAGGGCAGAGGCAGAGGCTCGTGAAACCGCTTTGGCAGAGAAATCATTAGCCATTGCAAAAGAAAAATATCGTTTAACAAGAGGATTGCGCGAGGGTACTTTTGAAGAAGGCATTACAAAACAAGCGCAAAGATTCTTGCGTGATATGCCAACAGAATTAGAAATGGGCGCAAAAGCCTTTGATTCTTTGATGGGCAATATGGAATCTGCCATTGACAGATTTGTGCGTACTGGCAAGGCAAGTTTTAAAGATTTAGCCAGAAGCATTATTCAAGACATTATTGCCATGCAAATGAAAGCAATGGCCACTAGTTTCTTGAGTTCTTTGTTTGGCGTTGGGCCAAATCCATATCAACCAGCATCAGTTCTAGGGATGCCTGGCTACGCTAACGGTGGCAATCCTACTGTTGGCCAAGTCAGCGTGGTTGGCGAGCGCGGCCCTGAGTTGTTTGTGCCAAGAACTGCGGGAACAATTATCCCAAATCATGCTTTGGCTGGTGTTGGTGGAACTACAAACGTCACCAATTACAACATCAACGCAATTGACACTAAGTCATTTGAAGACAGACTGCTTGGAAGTTCTACGGCTATTTGGGCGGCAAATAAATACGGTGA